ATAAACAAAGATTAATTTATACTATTTTATTTATACTTTAGGATGATACCTTTTTCTTTGAAATAATTCGCGGAAAGGTTACCTTCTGAAGAATATCCTCACTTGAATAAATATTGCCTTCCTTGTCGGTATACTGATGAACCCCGTTGATGTCCTCTAGCCAAACCTCTAACTTTGTATCCGTTGATTTGGGTTCAGCGTCGAGTACTCCGTAAGGACGCCCTTTGATGTGTGTACCACAGTAGACATCTCCCTTTTTGCTTTTGCGAGTACACTGTTCGTGATTAGAACGTAGAGCACAACAACGCTCAAATGTGGCGATTAATGTCTTGGTTCGACTTCGTTTCTTGAGGTCTTCCTTGGTAAACTGAATGTTCTCGTAGCTATGGATGTAGGCCATAAAATCCTCATACCCATTTTTCCCTTCGTGATTGGTAATCTCCATTTGGTTCGCCTTTAACCAGGTTGTCATGTCCTCTCGGAATTGTACAGCACTTTCAGAGAGTTTCATATTAAGGGAACGTTCCATCTTACCCGAAAGCTGTACCTTTTACTCCCTTCAATTTTAAAGGTCCCTCTAGGAGTTCGTCTTCATAAGAAGCTGCGTTTAAATAAGCCTTTGCGGAATGGTTCATCGATAACCTTTCTCTTTTCTTCATGAGTTTACTCAACATCTCTTGTAATTCTTCCATTTTTAGAAAGAGTTTTGTCGAATCTAATTTTTCGTGTGAAGGATGTTGAGGGTTATAAAGCCTATTCGCAGATTTCATGTTCGAGTTTGACAACACGGGAGAGGGTCTCTTCAAGGTCTTTCTACGACTCGGCTGGGGTCTTGTACGTGCAGTTGTACGATACGTTACATTTGGTAAAGCTCGGGGCTTGGGTTGGTATCGGATAGGTCTTTTCATACGAACCTCAGGTGCCATATAGAATAGATAAATATAGTTAGATAAAGAATAATATACCTTTAAAACATGTTTGTCTATCTTCTTTTGTGTTCAGATGGTTCGACCTACGTGGGAGCCACGGTTGATTTAGACCGTAGACTACGACAACACAATGGTGACTTGAAAGGAGGCGCTGTGTATACAACCTCTAAACTTAAACGAGACAAAACATGGACAAGACATTGTCATGTAGAAGGTTTTCCTGATTGGCGAGCCTGTTTACAGTTTGAATGGAGATGGAAACAACTTACGCGTAAACTATCTGGTGGAACACCTTTGGAAAAACGAATGGAGGCTCTCAAACAATTGCTTGCGATGGAACGACCTACGACCGCAGCTATTCCTTATGCGGATTGGTCTAGTCCGCCTGTTGTCAAAGAAAATTAATACGAATGGCTTTCCTATAAATAAAATTAATACGATTGGGTTTTCTTATAAAGAAAATTAATACGATTTGGTTTTCTTATAAATAAAATTAATACGATTGGGTTTTCTTATAAAGAAAATTGAACGACAGAATAGTAATCTCTGTCTGTATAAAATGATTGAAATCATTCTTGGACCCATGTACTCTGGTAAAACGACTCGTCTCATGGACATGGTCGAAACATCACCTGGGCTAGTGGTAGACTTTTCGCTTGGATTATTAGAAAAAGGAACTTTGAAAAATCATGATGGAAGAACGGTACAGTGTCTCACATGTCACCATTTAAAACATCTAGAAGAAGTCACTCTACCTTTAAAGGTTTACATCAATGAGGCACAATTCTTTCCTGACCTTATAGAGTTTATTCGCACACACGAGTCATCTGTGGATATCTATCTGTTTGGGCTAGACGGAGATTATCTACGCGAACCTTTTGGTCAACTCCAACTTGCGATTTCGTATTGTGATACGATAGTCAAGTTGAGCGGAATATGTCACCATTGTAAAAAACCTTCTTCATTCTCGAAACGTATTACTCCTGATACTGAACAAATGTTGATGGATGAAAATGCTTACATTCCGGTATGCAGAAAGTGTTATTTAATTGTATAACGATTCACTTTCTTCTGACTCTAAGTCATATAAGAAAAAGGTTTCCTCGATATGTTTTGATTTCCAACTCTCTATCATTTTGGACATGAAACGTATAATGAATATACATAGACGCATATATCTTTTATTCTACGATATTTTTACACCTATTTATAATATTTATATTAGTTAAGTTATATTTGATGAAAAATATAACCAAAAAAACGATGGCTAGGAAATGGAGTATGAAATATAAAAAAAGTATTGATTGTAATCATCCCAAAGGGTTTTCTCAAAAACAACATTGTAAATATGGGAGACCTACAAAAAGTCTAAAAAAGTCTAAAAAATATCGAAATAGGAATATAGTTAGGCTTTAACATCCGCCGCTTTAGGTGTTTTCGTTGCGTTAGCCGCGACTTCCGCCACTTGTATAATTCTAGGCTTAGGTGCTAGTTCACTGTCGCCTGTATGGAGTATGGTATCAAACGTTTTCGCGAGTCGACTTTTAGAGGAAGGCAATATGGTGAGAACTATCACCAGAATACCTATCCACACATAATACATCCCAAGCACATTTTGGTCTAATCCAAAAAATACACCAATTTCAAACAATATCTTATAGATAAACCAGAAAAAGGCTACAGCAATGACTAGTCTGATAAACATGTTGTTCATGATGGTTTCGAACATCCTTTGTATAGGAATTTATTTTATTGTCTCGGATAAAAGCATATGAACATATCACAAGAAGAAGAGTAGAATGAGGTTTACCAAGGTCGCTTTGCCCATGATGGTACATAAACTTACTCCCATGCAAACAGTATATACTTCTTTGTTACATGACCCTAAGAAGTCATTGATTGTATGTGTTGGGCCAGCAGGTACAGGCAAAACTTCAGTTGTATGTCGGCATGCGATGGAACAATTAAAGGAGCGCAACATTGAACGTCTTGTCATTACTAAGCCCTTGGTGGCGGTAGAAGGAGAAGACATGGGTTACCTTCCCGGAAACATTCGTTCGAAAATGTCACCATGGATTGAATCCTATATGGACCTGTTCAAGGAGTATTATACGGCAAATCAAATCGAAGACCTCTTGAAAAAAGAAACGATTCGTTTATCGCCTCTGGCATATTGTCGTGGGTTAACTTTTACGAATTCATTGGTGATTTGTGATGAGGCTCAAAACACTAGCCCCGCTCAGATGAAAATGTTACTTACTCGTATTGGTGCCTCCTGTAAAATGGTCGTGATAGGCGACCTTGACCAACAGGACCGTGTAGGTGAATCGGGATTGTCTGACTTTCTAGAGAGATACGCAAGGGTCGAAGAAAACCCAGAGGTGTCTGTAGTTAAGCTAGATGACCATGACGTATGCCGTAGCAAATTGGTAAAGTTTATTTTGACCATGTACTAATCCCAAGATTGTATCGAGAGACATCTTACGCTGTCGGGATTGATGTATTTGAATGTTTGGTCGTAAGAGAAACTATCATACTCTTTTTTAGAACGCGGACCCGTCCAGTGATTGTCCATATTACATAGATAGCGTATCACGCACCATTCTTCTATCTTATGTGGTTTATTTGTTCTCAATGTAATCCATTCAGGTGTGACATTATCAATCGTAAATGTAGTATGAGGACTACATTTATCAGGTATAGGACCTAACTCATGCTTATCTACATAAAGATGACCTTTGCTTTGAGTTACGCGTCCTTTAAGATGAGTATGATTGACATTGGGTATGGTCAAGAGATGGTCCCTTTGAACTTCCATACATCTTTCATATGTATATAAATAATGACCCTTTTTGAATCTTCCATCACGAATGTAGGGTAAAAATAACTGTTCTTTCACATGAACCTTGGGTATGGATAAGTAGAATGTACTGGGGATTTTAATCTCATTGTCTTGGTTATCTCGTAAAATACACAAGTAGGAATGGGACTTTATGAATAAAATACTTAATGAGTCAATAGGTACACCTCCCACATGTCGAAGATAGAGGATTTCGTAGAGAGTTATTTTACATTGTTTCGTTGGCTTTTCTAGATTATTTACTACAGGAATTTCATAAAAATGATAATCTGTATCTTTAAATGTGTGGATACCTTTGAAGAGCATACCCTTAATAGTAATGTCATCTTTTGATTCAAATGTAGGAAACGCGTCCAATGTATCACCTCTCTGTATTCCAGTAAAATAAATAAAGGGTTTGCTATGAAGTGTATCGATACTATAAAAGACAACCCTTTTTTTGTTCTTATTTCCTATGAGGGGAAGTCCCTTTACAAAATCGAGAAAGTCCATCTATACTCTAGCGGTATTTTTTAAAAGAAAGTTTCCTTTAAAAAATACTTATTGATACGGTGATTACTTTTTTAGTTTAATATTCTCACGTGTCTGAGTTTCTCTATTTTCCAATATATAATCAGATACTTCTTTCGCTCTATTCGGGTCTTTGTAGTATTGTTGTAGTATCTCGACAAGGTATTTCTTATTGATACCTTTCTTGACCTCCTTCTTTTGATAGCTTATCTGCCCCACATTGCTGACACTAACGGTGTCTACCTCTCGCTCTTTCATGAGGGTAGACAAGTCATCCGAGACAAGTTTCTTGTGTTTCTTAAGTTCACGCATTTGTTTTTGAAGTTCAGTTATTTTTTTATCATATTCAAGCCAATGCCGGATTTTATCCGCAAGAGCATTCTTTTCCGTCATGTAGAAGAGTATAGAACATCGTTTAAATTTGTTTCATTATACACTTGCTAATATCTTTCGATGTTTATTGCAATAATTTCCGTCCTCTACAGCATACGACCTACATGCGTTTCCATTTTTACAACGTTCTATACATTTGTTCTTGGGTGGGTCGGTATAATGTTTCCTACAATAAATTCCTCCTTTATAATGATGTGCGGGTTCTTGACAATCTTCCTGCTTACACGTGAACAACGGTAGCACGTTTCTAGAGTAATAATTCACATGTGAAATCTTTTCTACTCCATCCACTTCCATGTACGGAATCAGAGAATAGTAAATTTTTCGACAATAAGGGCATTTGAAATAGGCCAAGTGTCTTTTCTTTTGTTCTTGAATTTCGTGGAACAAATAGTAATATTCAAAGGAATGTTCGCAAGGCAATGTGATTTTATGTTCAATGGCTTCTTTGCTGATTAGACATGTTTCATTCATTACTATGCCCATATTTTTATCTCTTTATATTAGTATGTCAAGAGCGATATGGGGACCCGCTACGTGGTACCTTTTACATTGTATGGTACTCAAAATAGATGATAATATAGAACGACCAGTCTTGGAAGATTTGAAAAATACGATATATGTGGTCATCTCAAATTTGCCTTGTCCAATGTGCAGTAATCACGCCATGTCTTATTTTAATTCACATCAGTATAGTCGTATCGCGACACTTGAACAGTTACGTTTTTTTATTTATTCTTTTCACGAGGATGTCAACAAACGACTCAACAAACCATCTACACTATCCTACGCAGAACATGTAATCTATTATCAGACATTTAATCTTTCGATGGTAATTAAACATGTCATCCATATTTATGAAAATATGAACAATACCAATTTGACCATGATGATGTTTAGTTTTCATCGAAGAAGAATGGTTAGTATTTTAGACCAATACTTTAAGAAATATGCGTCTTTGTATCGTGCTTAGCCCTTAAAATGTACGCAAAAGTTCACCATTCTTATAGACCGAGCATTTAAATTTTTGTTCGGTGGGTCTGCTACAAGCCACACGATTTGAAATAAGGTCTTCATAAAATAAAAGATTTGGCGCACTGTTTTGAATGAGTAAATACCAAGCAACCCCCCATACGATTCCCAATACCCCTCCAAGTACGGTACCCACTGGTGATGTACAACGATACATGTTTCGCACAACTGTATCGACCGCAAAGATACACAACAGTACCACCAACAATGGAATGTTGATACTGTCCTTCACAAGCATGGGAATGGTAATATAGGCTATCGTAAATAAAAACAAAGCACTATTGAAAGAAGGATTACTGTACAATTGAAGTGGGAATTGAACAATCGTACAATTATGTTGTGAACTATCGTCAGACTTATGTAGGGTCATTTGGAATACATATGTAATGAAGAACAACCCAATAACACCGAATAAATAAATCAGTCCCTTGATGTTTGAATTTATGATAGAGATGAAGACGAATATCAAGACCAGAAGAAATGGAGAAATGGTCGACAAGAAAATGAACAAACTAGGTAAAGTGGGCAAGACGGGCTCTACTGGTTTAGGAATTGGTTTGGACTCCATGTTATAGTAAAAGGATATTAAAAAAGGTTCACAATGCTACGTAATGGGTATTCCAAGCTATTTCTCTTATGTTATCAAACATCATAAGAAAATCATCAAACGAATGCAAGGTATTCCTTGTCCTCTTTTATTGGTGGACGCAAATTCTCTTATTTATGATGTCATACATGAAGGTAAGAACGAAGGTATTCGCGACATAAAACAGGGTGTTTTTAAAAAGGTATTAGAGCTCATCCAGAAAACGAAAGCATCTAAGACGTATGTGGCATTTGATGGGGTGGTGCCCTATGCGAAAATGAAACAGCAGAAACAGCGGCGATACAAGTCCTATTTGACCAAGCAGATACTGGACAAGAAGGAATGGAATACAAATGCGATTACACCCGGCACACCCTTTATGCGTGATCTTGACTCCTTTATGAAGCAAGCCTGCTTTGAACATAACATACTCTTTAGTGGGTCAGATGAAGAGGGGGAAGGGGAACAAAAAATGTTTTCTTATCTGAGACAAAATCCTCAACCCTGTTTTGTATATGGTCTAGACGCAGACCTCATTATGCTTAGTTTGTTACACGGACATCTTTGTCCAATTCATCTCTATCGAGAAACCAAATATTTCAGTTATCTCAAAGACATACAATTGAATATAGACTATGTCTTTGAAGTGGAAGCCCTTGCGATTCAAGTAAGCGAATGTGTCGGAATAAGTGACGTCAGGCAAGCCGTGGTCAATTATTGTTTTCTTTGTTTCTTTTGTGGGAATGATTTCTTGCCTCACTTTGCCTCTATCCAATTACGAAACGAAGGACTGCCTGTTTTGCTTGACCTCTACCGGAGTCTCGGGTCAAAATATTTGGTGAAAGATAGAATCATTCAATGGGACCATGTAAAAGAACTATGGATAGCCCTCTCGAAGATAGAAGTTGAACTCATCCAGAAAAATATTCAGTGGAAAATGAAACTTAAAACATTTGCGAATACTCCCGAAGAACGGTTAAACTTATATCCTCTCTATGACATTCCGGAAAAAAGATTACTTTTAGAACCCGATGCCTATTATCCTTTAGTGGGGTCTGTACCACCCTCTGACATGTGTAAAAATTACCTGAAAATGTTAGATTGGACCTTGGCGTATTATCATGGAGAATGTAAGGATTATTATTATGGGTATGAATTTCACATGGCTCCTTTGTTTAGGTCTTTGGTACATGACATTCCTTGTTTTAATGAACCGTTTGATTATACACCATCTTCACCCCTTTGTGTCTATACACAATTGTTGTATGTGATGCCTTACTCAGATTATGAAGCATTTATCCCAGAAGAATATCGAGACCTGTCAAAGGATTATCGACAGCTCATGCTCTTGAACTTCCCTATCGAGACATCTTTCTGTAAGTTTTTCTGGGAATGTCATGTCTCGTTTCCGTGGGTTAATTTAACCGAGTTGAACAAACGGGTTCTATCGGTGTAATTTTTTTGCTTGTTGGATTATATATTTTATAGTATAGTATGGATGATATGTGTGACTTAGCTGACATAAAAAAAATACTCAAGGAAGTAGAAGAAATCAAGGTCTATATTTCTTATCAACAAGAAAAAGAGGCACGTTCTTATACGAGATTGTTACAGCCTCGGCCTATCATGAAACCTGTATCGGTAGATGTGACGATTGACTCTAAAAACTATACCTGTATAGGAGAAGTCTTATATAATGAACACGATGAAATATGTGGAACAAAAAGATTGGATGAATATATTTTGTTTAAAGTATAAATATCTATTTTCGTGGTTGTAAATAGGGTTCCATGTCAATAACCGGAACATACACCTTGAGATACGTGTCCGATAGGTCTCGATGCATAAAGATGAGACATAAATCTTTTACAACGAATCCATATTTTCTCTCCAGAATAGTTCGATAAATATTGAGCTGTAGAGAGTAATGGCTTACATTACAATCGTCAAGTTCTTTCGCAGGTCCAAATCCGGTCTTTCCATAATCGTTTTTGTATTGTATTTCTTTGGCGAATTTCCAATCGTAAATACTTATAGTATTGTCTTGATTCATGAATAACATGTCAATCGAACCACATAGTCCAAGGTCTTCATCGTATACCCTCATCTCCGTCCGATATGGCGTCAAGTGTTCATGGTCCACAAGAAACCGTTGAAAGAACATATACTCTGGTTTATCGCACTCGTACACTTTTCCGTTGTAATGGTCTTCAATCACTTGATGCATTTGAGTTCCATAAGTAGAAGCGATTTTACCATTTTCATTCCATCCTTTCATAATCTCTTGTTTTGTCATTCCGTAATACTTGCTCTGCGGCCAGTCTGGACGTTTCATCATCTTGTCAATGATAGCAGAAGCATTAAATTTTGGAAAGAAGTTTTTTACCCAAGTTGTACACGAGGTAAATCCTTCTTTACCTCGCACGGTATATTTATGACCTTCCTCTGTAAAGGAGACGTCGCTGTCTCGAGGGTGAGGATTAAAGTGTGCCAACATCTTGTCTTGTACTTTTCTCTTACTTTTCTTCTAAGTCAATTTTATGTTATGAACAATTAAAGTTAAAATTGAATAGATATAAATCTATACTATTACGTAAAAGATGCCTCGTGTATACAGTGGAGATATTGCCGGCGTACTTGGTGTTCACCAGGAAACATTCTTCTTTGAAGATTACGGAGCAACCATCACAGACATCCGCTGTTGGAAGGTATGTGGTTGTCTCGTGGAAGGCGGGAATTTCTGTGCGAGGTGTTTTGAAACTGAAGATGACCATCGTAACGTGATGATTAATCCTCTCCAAGATTCAATACAAGGTCATACAATTGCCGGAAACTTTACTATCACCTTGATGAATTTCGAAACGTTTGTTGCTCCATGGCTTGAACGTAATCGTGCCTACGTAGAGCGTTACATTGACGAGGTCATGCCCGAAGATGATGGAACTATCCATTATGATATTCAATGGGTAGTTCCATTGCCTCAACATACATGGTTTCTAAAGGTCATTGAAGATTTTCGGATATTATCTCAAATTGGCTATTTCTTTCAGGTACGTAACTCAGGTGTATGCTCATTTCAATTAGAATATTGAACCATTTATGAAGATAAAATAAAAATAGAATAGAAAGTTATATTTTTATTTGATACAGGATGTTTATAAAATCGATTTGGATAAAATACTTATTGTGTGAACAACAAATGTTCATCAACAAGGGAACGGGCGCTGGTGGAAAGAATACGAACCTTTATGGGAAAGCATTCGAATCAACAACATCTTATCATGCACGTCTAATCGAACAGGGTTATACGAGGCATAGTTTCATTCCGAAGCCTACAAAGGTTCATCACTACTACCTTTCAAAAGTATTCGAAGACAAAACAATTGTCTTTGTCTTACAACAAGGAATGAAAGAATACATGAAAATGAAATACGACATTGCGATGATTCGACAGCCAGACGAAGCCTATATTGTAGAATACAACGATGGTCGAAAAGTAATCAAAATTCTGGAGAAAAAAGAGCAACACGTCGAAGGGTCTGTCGATATAAAATTATGGGCACCTGGCTATCTCAAGCGTGAATACGAGATTGTCGTAGGTAACCACTTTCAAATCCAGTATGGTCTTACGGTAAGTGAATTCCTTAAAAATAAATTTATTAATTCTGACAAATATAAAATATTGAAACAAATCTTACAGGAAGATAATGTACCACTCTTCTTTGGTTCAGATAAAAACTATTTCGAACTATTGGATGAATGGATTCAGAGTTAATTATAATTTTTTATGATGACCTCTTTCGCCTTGGCGCCTGGATTCTTCGGATGAATGGATTCAGAGTTAATTATAATTCTTTATGATGACCTCTTTCGCCTTGGCGCCTGGATTCTTCGAATGAATTGACCGTTTACATAGTACAGATAAAGTATTGTATTTTTCTTTGAAATGGTTTCTCACCAAGGATACATCGGAATTGCTCAACATGAAATTAGAAGGTAACTCCTGTATTCGCTGAAATAACAGTTGATGTAGGTCTAGACTAAACCCCTGGTCAGTATAACCCACAAAGGATGTATCGGTCTCGGGAGCGTAAGGAGGGTCAAGATAGACAAAATCGCCTGTCTCCACTCGAGACAAAGATGTATTGAAGTCACAACATTCAAACATGACAGGTTGAATGAGGTGATGAATTTGGAAAAGATGTTCCTTGTTGATGATTTCTGGGTTTGAATAGTGTCCATACGGAACGTTAAATCCGTTTGGACCAACACGGAATACTCCTCGAAAACAGGTCTTGTTTAAGAAGATGAATAGAGCAGACCCATAAACGTCTTTTTTTGCCTCTTTGTCCAACTGATTGTAACATTGTCTTGACCAGTAATAATAGTTTTCTTTGCATACAAGTGCTTCATCCAAGGTTTTTGGGTCTCTGTTCAGTTCCCCTTGGCCGCAACCATTCAACTCTTGTATCATGAACTGTAATCTATCGTATAACTCTTGTGGATTTGATTGTATATTCTTGTAGACATATATTAACGGTTCGTTCAGGTCATACGCATGTATACGTCCTTTTACCTGAAACCTTTTGTATTTAACCTCTTCCAAGAATGCGAGTAATACGCTACCACCTCCTAAGAAGATTTCGTGGTAATGGTTCATCTCTTTCGGAAAACTATCTAGAAGGGTATCAAGTAGTTGGGTCTTTCCTCCGACCCATTTTAGCATAGGCTTTGGGGATGTTCTCTTTGGTTCTGATAGAATTGGATTAGGAACCACACACGGTATCTTACGATTTATATGTCGAGTATATGCGTAGGGAGTAAAGTCTTTATTGCATGTTTGACAGCGCGTTTTCATAGCTTTCGTGTCGCTTTGCTTCGTGTCGCTTTGCTTCGAGTCGCTTTGCTTAGACATGGATAGATATAAGTATCTGAAATAATTTAAATCAATTTTATAATTGAAGATGATTCGTGTTTAAATATTATCGTCCACAAAAAGTATCATCTCTTGTATCATTTTTTTAGAAGCGAATCGTCCGTATTGATTGACCATGGTATGAACATTTGAACGCATAGGTTGTTCTTGTAGTACAAAGAGGATTTCATTGAGTTCATACGTTGTAAACGCAAACTTAGAAAGGTAACGATAGAAATCATTCCCTTCATCTTTATCGAAAATCCACCTTCGCAATTCTTCCATTTCGACCTCTTTTTTTTGGGTCCATCCATGGAAGGAATTCATTAATCCCCTTTTAAAATATCTTCTGACTTCTCTTTCCATTATAGACTGGATAGAATAAAGATAATCTTATATATTTAATACGTAAACAAGACTACGGATAGTTTCATTCATGCATATTATAAGCTCTGTTTTCTCTTTTTTGGTCATGTCTTGAATATGGATTATTTCTTCATCCTCTAAAGGTTCCAAATCTCTTACTTTCATCATGATTTTTAAAAAACTGTTCTCTATTCGTTTATCTGGATTCATTTATACTAAATGTATATAAAGGAAAAAGAATAACTAAAGTATGTACCAAGTGAAGTGGTTCAACAAGCGAAAGGGCTACGGCTTTGTGTCGGGAGATCTGTTCGTG